CCGTTGCAGCCGATGTAGCAGCGTTTGCTTCACTTGTAGCAGAGTTAGTCTCTGATGTTGCAGCATTAGTTGCAGATGTAGCTGCAGCCGTAGCAGAAATAGCAGCATTAGCAGCAGAAGTCCCTGCATTAGTTTCTGAAGTAGCTGCGTTAGTTTCTGAAGTAGTTGCAGATAAAGCAGATGCAGCAGCATTAGTTTCTGAAGTAGAAGCTGACGTTGCATCAGCATCGGCAGAAGTTGCTGAGGTAGCAGCAGAAGTGGCAGAAGAGGCAGCAGCAGTAGCAGATGCAGCAGCTTCAGCAGCCTTTGTAGATGCTACACTAGCTTCATTAGCAGCATCTGTTGTGGCATCTCCTGGTCCTCCTGCTCCTCTAAATATAGCCATTATACGTCCTTACTTAGTTGCAATATACATCGTGACTTCAAAACCAAATCTCATTTCAGTGTATTCAGGTTTAGTCCACATAGTGTTTCCTTTGTCGTAGTTTAAGTAGTTGTTGCTTTTTGTGATTATTTAATTCACGCTTACGGCAGAAGTCTTGCCAAGTCATAACACCCTCCAATAAAGAAAGATGCGTTCCTTCGGTTTCCCTACTTCCGTCCTAATGGATGAACGACAATAATAAAACTCCCCAGACCTTATGAGCCTGGGGAGATACCTACTTAATTAAGCAGGAACAGCGAGAGCAACAGCAGAGCTATCACGCAACTCAGCTACACCGTAAAGCATATCTGATGTGAATAGCGTACCGAGGTACTCTTGCTTGTACTGGGTCTGAGAACGTACACCCATCTGCTCGGCAAGAACAAAAGCGTCCTTGTGTGCAAGTAGGCAGATACGGTCAGCACCAGAGCTTCCAGCACCGCTATCAGCATTAGTTGATACATAAGACATAACGCCATATATATCACCAATCATACCGTTACGGATTGTGTTTGCTGAACCTTGCTCACCAACAAATGCTTGCTCAGTAAATCGAGCAATACCCATAAGAGTGTTTCTTGTTGATGGAGGAACGATCAAGCAGCGATCAGTCATTGGAACGTCAGCATCATCGAGTCGCTGGATAGAACGTCTGATAGCAGCATCAGTCAACGCAGCAGCGTTAGATGATGAACTGTTATAGACAGTTGTACCGTTAGAACCAATGAAAGCGTTAGTTGATGAAGCTGCTGTAGAGTAAGCAGTACCTGAACCAACTGTTCGACCAAGCTGAATCAAGTCAGTATCAACTTGTTTAGCTAGAGCGTAACCAGCGTCATCAGTGTAGAACTTACGCAAAGAAGCAAGTGCCTGTGTCTCTACGATGTCCTCAATCAAACGTGAGTATTCGTAGTGCTTGTTGATAAGAACTTGCTGTTCTGTCTCAGTTGCTGCAATCAGTGTAACCTGAGTTGAAGCTGCTTTAACAGAAGCAGAACCACGAGTAGGCTTCGGAATGTGAAGCGTATCGCCCTTCTTACCTTTGAAAGACATCTTGCTGAACATGTTTGCAGCAACAAGATTAGCCTTATATGCTGCAATAATTTCGTCACTCCAAATCTCTGGGATAAACTTATCCGCAGTAGTCTTGGTGACATGGTTAGAACCTAGTGCCATTTTTTATTTCCTTTCAGTTAGTAGACTCTTCCTTCCTCATAAGCGAGGAGGATCTCGTCCGAATTAGCATAGTATTTTTCAGGGTTAGTTCTTAGAAGATCTTGTAGAGCCAATCGACTATATCGTTTCTTAGAACTCATACTCGGAGCACCTGTATCAACAGCAGCAGCCTTTAGAGATTTAGTTCTAGTCTCTTGAGACTCTGGGGTTATTGTTGGAGTTTCTGCTTGTTGTTTAGTACCTGAAAGAGCTTTCCAAGTGCTAATCAATTCAGCAGCAGAAGCTACATCATATCCACCATCTGCATCTTGGTACAGTTTTTGTCTGATTGGTGAAGCATCTACCCATTGTTTAAACTCTGGGTTCTGAATCACCTGAACGTAATCAGGAAACTGTTGTTGCAGTTGTTGTTGAGCAGTTTGAGCCTTCATAATGATGGCTTGTTCTTGTGCTTGTTTAATCGTTGGGTGATTAGCTAAGTAATCATCCATCGCCTCTGTAGGTTTCTTAAAAAACTTCTCGTTTGGATCTTCATCTTCTTCTGTTGGCTGTTGTGCTTTCTTTTGAAGAAGTTCCCGTTTCATCATCTCATCAAAAAACTTACGATGCTCACCGACTTCTTGTGCGTGTTTACCAATTAACTTTTCAGCCTCTTGGTGCATCTTTGCAAGTTCTTCAACTGTTTTATTCTTGTATTTACTAGGTAGTATGTCTTCAGGTTTAGCCTCAACAGCAGGTTGCTCTTCAGGTGCCTGTACTTCTACTTGTCCCTCTTCTTTAGTAGGTTCTTCACCCACCTCATCAGGGGTAAAATCAAGATTTTCTTGTAACGGATCTTCAAACTTAGCCATATGTGTAAACTCCTGTCACCATGTGATTGTAGGATATAAAAAATGTCACCGGACGCTCAGCCTCTACGTTTTTCAGCGACTCTTGTTGCTTCTTCGTGCTTCCTAGCCCAAGCATCGGCTGCTGTAGGAAAATCACCAGTGATTCCTTCAAGCGCAATGCGTGGTGCTGAGATAATACGAAGAGACATACATTGACAAACAGGACACTCAATAGCGTTTACCTCTGAGTCAATATATTCTTCTGTGATGTGACCTTCGCCACACCGAAACTCAAACATTCTCTTACTCATCGTTTAGTTGCTCCCATGCTTCTTCAGAAAGTTTTTTGAGAGTTCTAAGCCAATGTAGGACATCTAACTGTCCCTTACGAAAGTTTAAATCTTCAAGACTTGTAGTAGCCATCAGATTATTTCTTTCTTCAATCATTCTTTCAACATCAGTCAACAAGTCTTTGTAACCTTTAGTTGCCATCATGTCGAATCTTGCTTCGTAATACTCTTGGAGTTCTTTATCCAAAGTGGAGTTCTCCTATAAATGTAAATAAGAATCATTCTTATTTAAGTGAGCCTTATTCTAGCACAAATAGAACAGTTTGTCTAAATTATTTGCTTATATAACTTTTTATTATAAAAAATCGTATTTATATAACAAAATAATTGTGCAAAGTGTTTACTTTTATGAAATTAAGTTTTAAAATAGCTTTAACACTTGAGAAACACACAACAACAAGGAGATAGAAAATGAAATTAATCAGAACACGACACTTCGACAACACAACACGATTTGCTCTTGTAGGTCAGAGAGGAAGGAAATGGACTAAAGTGGTTGTGATGACCACGCCAATTCGAGTTGTCAAAGTGGCTAATAAAGTAGCCGACAAATTTGAAGAGGTTGTTAAAGGTGATCCATGTTTAGGAACAAATCCTCAAAGAGGTAATCCAATAACAAGATGTAAAAAACAAGTCTTAGAGTTTGCTTCTTGGACCTACTCGGAAGGCTTGCCAAAAACATTAACCAATTTCTTGAAAGGAGTTTAAGAAAATGAAAGTATCAAAAGAAGCAATGGAGTGGTACAAAAAAGCCGATCAAGTATGGACAAGCGTTGGTGAAACCTCGCACGATAACGTATCGTGGAAAGAAGATCGTATTTGTTTTAAGACAGCTTCAAGCGCAGCAAAAGCAATGTGGAAATCTGAATTTCCTAAACAAAGATTTCCTTATGAAATTATTAAGGCAAAAGGTAAAAGGTATAGCTGGGTTCGTAGAGGTGTGTTATCAATCAACACTCAAAGAAACTGGGCAGCTTTTGTTCATGACTTTGGTCATTGGATGGGAATAAAACATCAACGTAGAAACAAAAATTGGAAAACACATCACTGTGCGGAACACGCAATCATGGAGTGGAAACTATCCAGAATGATTGTTGATAAAGGTTACATCGACAAGTCAAAAGAACAATTAAGAAAAAGGGCGTAAGCCCTTTTCTTTATTGCGTCATTCTCTTTTCTTGCATTTGCTTATCTACAATTCTTTCTTTAGACTCGATACTTTTTTCTTTAATTAATAGATCAGCAATCTTGGCTCTTTTTTCAAACTCGTCTGTATCTTCATCTTTAATATTAGCAGACAAGTTTCTAACCATATCAGTCTTAACTTTATCCTCCATCAAAGATGCCTCAATCATGATCTTCTGTGCTTTAGCTTGTGCTTCTTGAGCATCAGCCATAGACTCTTGCGCTCTTGCATTAAGTTCAGCAGTCTGAGCAGATAGATACTGCATCTGAGCTTGCTGTGCTTGCATCTGCATCTCTTGAGCCTGTGGATTAGGCTGTGACATTTGATCTAACTGAGCCATTAACTGCTCTCTGTTCATCAAACCAGAGGTAGATACAATACTTCTTAGAATCATAGGGACAATAGGTGAGTTTGGTCCTAGTGTCTGTAACAGACCAATCAACTGTTGTTGCTCATGCTCTCTAGCTAAGGCACCGATAGATGACATAGTGGTGAACTTGAAGTCTTTCATTGGGTAACGCTCTGGGTCAAACTGCATATAACGATACGCAACTTTCTTGACCATCGGTATAATGAAGTCATCCTGAAACGATGCCATTGCAACTTTATTCTTCTTGACAATGGCAGACATAGCTAATGACATACCCATACCATTGTTTTGCCCTGACGTAGATGCTGCGCTCTTGACCAACTCTGACGAGTCTAGTGTGCCTGTAGCTTGTAACAGCATTGCCTCGAAACCTTTGGCTGTTTCATAGTTTGAAGCATCCGTAGAGCCAAACTTAAACGGTTGAAGAATTTCGGCAGGGTTTCCATTAGTTAGGATGTTTTTACCAGGTCTAACTTCGAACTTCATACCTCTCGGTAATCTTGTTGCATCTATGCCCATCATAGGTGCAGTTGTCAGTGCTAAGGAGTCCATATGAGAGCGTAGCTGTGCATCAATAGCTTTCTGCATATTGTATGCTTTTTCTACTGTTCCAACACCGTAGAAACGACCTGGACGAACCTCAGGTCTATATATAATGATAGGCCTATCTTCCATCATGTAAGGAGATCGTTCTGCCTTCAATAACTGACCATCGTTAGCAATTACAATCACTGCTTCAACCATATCAGCTAAAGTAGCTTTTTCCTCGTCATCAGGAAATAATTCTTCTGCTCTTTGCTCTACTTCTCCAGATCCTTCGAGTAATTCTCTTGGAACTAAACCATAATATCTAATAATCTTAACTTTATCGTCTTGATAGTGTGAAGTTTCTATTTGAGAATCTTCTAAATCATCATCATCGTAATGAGGAGTAACGTCTACGTCTCGATACACACCAGAAGCAATTCCTCTGACAATTTGATGATAACTAATGTATTCTTCAACACCAATACCCATAGAATCATCTACAGAATCAGCATTTGGATCAATTAACAGATTTCTAGGGTTAACTGGCTTAATTTTTACTGAAACTTTCTCTCTTTCGGTAACTCCTACCTCTGCCATACCTTGTTCTGGTATTTCATTGGTAGTAGGGACACGTTCTAGCTCAGTTTTAACTAAAACTTCCCCTACACCAGTACCATAGATCTCTGCTAACTTAACAATAGAAGAAACATTGTTGATGTAAGCATTATTATGTGTATCTTCAACCAATAACGCTTGCATTACCTCTATATCAGTAGGATCCTGATCTTTTCCATCATCACTTATTTCAAACAGTTTTCCGGATCCAGCAAAGCCTTCCATAGTTTCCGCAACCCGGTTATCAACAGCTTGACGGGTAGCAGGACTAATGATTTTACTACGCTCACTATCTCTAGTACGATCTTCCGCGCTCCAAATTCCATAGTATATCCTTTCATATTCATCCCACTTGGTTTCATAATTAGTATCCCTCCAGTCTCTCCACCTGTCACAGTGGTCAACAACAAAAGATACCAGATCTCTTTCGTTCTGTGCCTCTAAATCTTCTTCTTCAGTTTTGATTTCTGCGTATTGTTCAGCCATATTAATATCCTGATATCCAATCTAAGGGTTCA